GATAAGATTATTGTGGCTACCTATGGTGTTGCCGCTGTGGGTATTAATATCCCTAGGATTTTTAATTTGGTTCTTGTGGAACCCGGGAAAAGTTTTGTCCGCGTTATCCAAAGCATTGGACGTGGGATAAGAAAAGCCGAAGACAAAGATCATGTTCAAATCTGGGACATAACATCAACTTGTAAATTTGCCAAGCGACACCTAACCAAGCGCAAACAATTCTACAAAGAAGCCAACTATCCTTTTACTCAAGAAAAATTAGAATGGATGAAAATAAAATAACCATTGCAGTATGCGGAGAAAGCTATTGTACTGCCTGTACAATTGATCTTAAAGAAACAGGATTAAGAGGACATTTTAGTCAGATACTTGAAGATCAATATGGCTACAAAGTATTGCATTTTGCACATGGTGGATTCAGCAACACAGGAATCTTGTTTCAAATACAAGAAGCGGTAAAGCACCACCCTGATGTAATTGTCTACAACAAAACTTGGGCCAGTCGTATCACTATCAAACTAAAAGATGGATTTCGACCAGATGACGGTTTAAGAAATTTTGTGTATTTTAACACTCACATGCCTAGCACACACGAACCTTGGGCTGGAACTCTTAATGCAGCAATATTAAGCACAGTACCTCAGGGCCTGGAAAATCATTCAATAGTCTCTCCAGAAAAAATACAGGCTACAAAGCAATATCTCACTGAATTATTTGACCGACATCTACAACAAACATTAGACAACTGGTTGTTTGAGTACTGGCACAACAAAATTTTAGCTGCTGGCATATTGCCAATATGTTTTAATGATGCAGATATTGGAAAAATAGCTTATGATTTTAGTGTAAAAAATAGAACATTTGACTCACCATTCCATACAGACCGTGCCACACAAGAGCAAGTGGCTGCGAATATTCATCGTAAAATCGTTGACAATCTGCCACACATCAAGTAAAATGACAACATGAGAATACTTACACTAGACAATGCCACCTACGATTTAGATCACCTGCCTGAAGAAGTAGATGACATGCGTTTTGCTATATTAGACAATTCGAATCCAGCAGAGCCTGACTATCACTTTATACCCTTGATTTTTTTGGAAAGCTTCAATGCTCCTGCTCTTGTGCTACGCATTGGGGAACATACAATAAAGATGCCCATGGACTGGCAGATCTTGATTGGCGAGCCTGACGTTGGTGATCTAGAAGTGTTGCCGCTAACATCAATAAATGATCGTGGGTTTAAAGTATTCCAATTCAATCCCTTAACCAGCTTTCGTCCCAGCTTTCCCGACATTGAAATTTTAGATGTCTACCATGAAGTGTCGTGGTATGCACCCAAACTCAAGAACGGCCAACTGCTGGCAGTGCCTGTAAGTGAAGGTGCAGATCCTGACTGTGTGTATTTTGTCAAAGATGTCAGCCGCAACTGCGAGATTGTGGACTACAACAAGGCCTGGTAATGCCCTACACTGAACCTGAAGTATTTGAAATCATCAATAGACTGGCCAGAGTGTATTTGGAAAGTTATCCTGACGACCGTGAAGGCTTAGAGCGTTTCCTGCGCTGGGCACATTTACAATACGGCTACCAGTATGGGAACCCTTAAACCAGGCGCCACATACATTTATGAACGTGTGGGCAACGAAGTGTATGCTCGAGAGTTTGGTGCTGATCCTTCTGACCGTAAGTTAATGGGCTATGCATATGATCCTGTAACCGGGCACAAAATCGAATATGATGCTAGAACGTCGGACGGTAGGCCATTGCATGATCACCTAATGGAGGACAAACTGTGGGGACAAATACGCAGAGCTGCTCGAACCAATCCCACTTTACAAGACGCACTAGAACGTGCTATAATGATCTACAGACTGACCAAAACTGATGAGTGATAAACTGACCATTGCCAATGAGATGAAGATGTTTGACCGCAAGGTGAGATCATTCTATGACGATCTCACCCCTGAGGAAAAGAAAAAGTTTTCAAATTATCTCATGATACGTTGGGGTTCGGCAGTAGAAGGTTCGAGAGAACTTCAAGAGTTTTATGTGATTGCCACTAACGAACGACTGAACAAACATTTCTTCAATGTAGGTAAACATCCAAAACTACAATGGCTTATGGCTACCAGTGTGAGTCCAGACTTGGGATCTCAACGCCACCCCTGGATTGCCTCCAAGAAAAAACAAGCTGGTGCCAGTGCCAAACGCAAAGCATTGGTAGCCATGTACCCACATTACAAGGACGATGAGATAGACGTGATGGCAGCAATTACAACACAGAAAGAAATTGACGCATACAATCGTGCAAGCGGCAATGAAAAATGATACAGCAATTGGTTGTAAACGGATGCAGTTATACACATTCTTATGCATTGGGCAATGGCCAGCAAGATCTAGCACATAGGCTAGACATAGCCACTGCTCACAGCATTGCTGTTAGTGGTAGTGCTAATAGTCGAATACTTCGAACCACTCTCAAACACAGTTACACAGCACCACCAACCTTGTATGTGTTGGGCATGACATTTCTTAGTAGATTAGAAATACCCATCTGTGAACCCGAAAACGACTTTGAAGGGCGATGGGTAAATCCTCAAAATCAAGAGTTTGCTTACAGATGGCAAACAGGATGGAACAAAAAAGAGTCTGAACAGTTTGTGGATATCAAACTCAAAACTGAAGTGTACAGCATTTTAGACCGCACCGAAGACCTCATGTATCGTATGCTCAGCACAATTGACAGTTTGAAATCCAGAGGACACCGAGTGTTGATGTTTCAACAGGCCGATAATCTGTATCACGAGCACCTTGACAATCCAAGATTACGTTTGTTTTGTTGTCCGGAAATTGTTGATGGATATCGATGGCGAGCAACTGCCTGGCAAGCTGACCAGGAAGTAGAGCCTAAAAAGTATCCGCCCGGCGCACCGCATGTTCCTCCAGATATGACGCATCCAGCGGTGGGCCACCATCAAAAGCTCAATGAGTTCTTGACAAATTACATACAAGAGCATAAAATACTACAATGACCCAATGCCAATACTGCAAGAAAGATTTTATCAAAGAAACTTCTTTGGCGGTGCATGTGTGTGAACCCAAGCGGCGCAGACAGGAACGAGCGGAGCGTGGTGTGGAACTGGGCTTTCAAGCCTACATACGATTCTATGAGATGAGTCAAGGATCGGCTAAACTCAAGACTTTTGACGATTTTGCAGACTCTCCTTACTATCGTGCGTTTGTGAAGTTTGGCCGCTATTGTGTGAGCACAAGAACTATCAATCCCAAGCAGTTTCTTGAGTGGTTGCTAAAGAACAACAAAAAAATTGATCGTTGGGCAAGTGATCAATTGTACACAGAATATCTCATACAGCATTTGCCTGTGGAGAATGTAAACGATGCATTGGCACGAGCAGTGGAGTTTGGAATGGACTGGGCAGAAAAGAATTCAGCACAACCGCAGGACTGTTTGAGATACGGCAGCACTCCGGCCATGTGCTATGCAGTCACAACAGGCAGGATATCACCTTGGGTGATTTACAATTCAGAGTCAGGGCAACAGTTCTTGAGTGAACTCTCCCCTGATCAAATCAGCATGGTGTGGCCTTACATTGACTCAGATGTGTGGCAAAAGAAGTTTCACAACTATCCTGCTGATCAGGAATACGCAAAAGACATATTGAGCAAGGCAGGTTGGTAACTTGGCAACAGTGATATTTTTAACACTCATACTCCTACAGATCAAGCACTGGTACATTGACTTTGTGGATCAAGATATGACGGAGGTCAATCACAAAGGCATCTACGGTCACTGGCTGGGCATGCGTCACAGTCTCAAACAAGGCATTGGTACAGCAGTCTGCGTTGGGCTGGTGGTAGGCCCTGCATACTGGGCAGCCAGTGTAATAATGGGCGTGATAGATGCTGTGCTACATTATCATATTGATTGGGCCAAGATGAACTGGGGCAATCGAGACCTTCAGAATCCCAGCTTTTGGGCACACTTGGGCTTGGATCAGATGGCGCATCAGTTGACTTACATTGGCCTTGTGGCTATAATAGCATTATGATTAGAAATATTAGTGGCAGCAAATACATTCAAGTGTCGGGTGGTATGCACACCAATCCATACATCAGTCCAGGTGCCAGCGGAGCAGGCATGGTGCGGTGGAGCGCCAGCATGAATTGTTTGGAAATTAATGATGGCAACTCCTGGCAACAGCTTCACTCATCACATCCTATGATTTCACTCTCATCAGACGCCGAAACCCTGTTGGATTGGGCACGAGCCAAGCGTGATGAAGAATGGCGCATTGCTGCCTTGGCAGCCAAGCATCCCACAGTGGCAGATGCCTTAGCAGCAGTTCAACTGGCCCGAGAGAAACTGCAAGTTGTAACTGCACTTTGTGGTACTGATTCAAAATGAGCGCAGACATTGACGTTGATGTGCCGGACAGAACGGCTGTGCTGAAACTTATTCAGCACACTGCCGCACGGCAACTGCATCAAGGTCAAGTGCGACGCCATAATTCAGGTATCTATGTCACAGACATTCCTCGAGACATCCCCAATGGCTGTGCAGCCATAGATTATGAGTCAGCAGAACAGCGTGGATACTTCAAGATAGACTTGCTGAACATGAGTGTGTATCAATTGATCCGTAATCCCGCACACTATGCTGAAATGCTGGCAGCAACGCCGCCATGGCAGAGATTGTGGACTGATATTGCCTGGACCAGTCAACTTGTGCATGTGGGCAATTATGTAGACTTAATGGCGTCAATGCGACCAGATAGCATACCTAGAATGGCAGCGTTTATTTCAGTTATTCGCCCAGGCAAAGCACACTTACAAAACCGCCCTTGGGCAGAAGTATTTGCCGAAGTGTGGAACGGGGATGACTCACGCGGATATACATTTAAGAAAAGCCACGCAGTTTCCTACGCGGCTTTGGTAGCCCTACACATGAATCTACTCAATCAAGACGTCGCACCAGCGTGATTGATTTTCGCTTGGTTTTCTTGCGAGCAATGTCCATCAAACTGCAAGCTGGTCCGTGTAAAATTTCAAGATCTTTGTTGGAAAATGTGCGCAAGGTGGGACGAAACTTGTCCCACTCACCACGCAAAAAGATGTTTATAGGTATGCTTCTATTGCTTTCCCACCACCAAGTGGCTGCTAATTCCAGGTATTCTAGCTTGGCATCTTGTGTTAGCACAGCACCAAAATCATAGATGGTGGTAACAGCATCGTCTTTGTTTTGCACTACACCCACATATTCTTCATTGGCGTAAACGCACAGAGTTATAAACGGATATTTCACCGCCAGCTTTTGAAAGATATCATTACCCATAAATATTGTTCGAGGATCCTATGTATTCAACCACCGTTTACTTATACCAGCAAATTACCAAAGTCTTGTTAGTTGACACCAGTGGTGGATATTTCACAGCGAGGTACGACCCAGTGTATGCAAAGCAATTAACCGTTAACAAAGGCGTAGACAATGTTCTACTGTTTGAATTTATCAATCAAGAGGAAAAGCCTGTAAACATCACAGGCAGCTCTTTTGTGTTTAGATTGATGAATCAAACTGGTGATCAGCTCCTGGTCGAAAAACCCATGGTCACACTCAGCGCCACCCTGGGCAGAGTAAAAGTGGTGCTGGATAACGAAGATACTATTAACATCACAGCACAGCCTGGCAGCTACAGCATACAACGCACAGCAGGCGACTATGTGCAGGCTGCTTATGTGGATGCCAATTCAGGTGCTAGAGCTGATTGCAACATTGTGAATAGTGTGCTGCCTGCATTTGTGCCAAGTGAAATGTTGACCATCCCCACAATTTACGGCAAAGCACAACAGTTGGTACCAGGTCCCACAAACTGGCCAGACTGGGCATTGTACCCACAACCCGTGAATACTACTCAACTTACAGAATTCTTTTCAAGTCACATGCCCACAAATGGCCAAAGTCTAACCACAGTCAAAATGGACTTGGATCACTTTACCGGCACAGTGAAATTCCAAGCTGCCGAAACTTACGAATCAGTCTGGTATGATGTTACTAGTAGTCAGCAATTTCTTAACGAAACTTCTACCCAATATTTTAACGTGGTGGGATTTCATCCATTAATTCGTGCTGCCTTCAACAACAGTCAAGGATCACAAGCACAAGCCACAGCAGTGGTAACTAACGGAGTAGTCACTGCTATCAATGTTACCAATAGTGGGCAGGGCTATGTGGCACCGCCTAAAGTACAAATATTAGGTGACGGTGCAGGTGCCGAAGCCATTGTGACGTCAGTGGGCAATGGACAAATTGGTGCAATCACTGTCACAAATGGCGGATCTGGATACTTGCCATTGCAATATCAAGGCACCGTTTGTGCCCAGGTATTGATTTCAACTGGTTATATTACCAACCTCCAATATCGTTGATTTAGTCCAGCTGATCTGCTATACTGTATAGATGCTTGACATCCTTGCGTATCTACCTGCAAAAAGAAAACCCACACCATCAGGTTGGTTGAGTTTCAATGCGGTTTGCTGTCAGCATAATGGCAGCACTAGAGACACAAGAGGCCGCGCCGGACTCAAAGCTACTGAACAAGGGTGGAGCTATCATTGCTTTAACTGTTCATACACAGCCAGTTTTATCATGGGCCGTACCCTAAGTGTCAAAGCTCGCAGACTACTTGGCTGGATGGGTGTGCCGGACAACGAAATTGAAATGCTCAATTTGGAAAGCCTGCGACATCGTAGCATACATGGCATACTAGAAGATCGACAACAGGCGTGGAATCACTTGGCCGGCATCACATTTGAAGAACGAGACTTACCACCACATGCTGAGTTATTGATGCCCGAACATGGGCCATATTGGGAATATGTGCGCGGCAGACATGTGCCCGAAGACTTTCCTGCTATGGTACAGATAGAGAATGATGGTGTTCATTGGACACGGCCGCACGTGGTGATCCCATTCACATACGAAAACAAAATTGTAGGGTTCACCTGTAGATTTTTAGACAACAAACAACCCAAGTTTATTTCAGACAGTCAACCAGGCTATGTGTTTGGCACAGACTTACAGCATGCCAACTGGACCAATGTAATTGTAACAGAAGGCATCTTTGATGCATTGAGTATTGGCGGTGTGGCTGTCATGCACAATACTGTAAGTGATGCACAGGCTCGACTGATACGCAACTTGGGACGAGACATAACTGTAGTGCCAGATCAGGACCTAGCAGGCATAGAACTGATTGATCGTGCTATAGAACTGGGATGGGCAGTAAGTATACCCGAGTGGCCAGAAAAATGTAAAGATGTGAACGACGCTGTGGTTGTGTTAGGGCGTGTGGGCACCCTGTTAACTATCATGGCAGCTAGAGAAACTAGCAAGATCAAAATAGAATTAAGAAAGAAACAACTTGTTAAAAAGTTACAATAAACTTTGGGTGTTTGGCGACAGTTATACTACACCTAATGTTTGTGTAGAGCCTGCTGATAGTTTTTGGGGGCTGGCTGCAAAAATACTGAATGCAAGCACAATTGTTAATTGCTCCCGTTTGGGAAATAGTTTTGCAACAGTTCAGCAATTGTTAATAGGAATGTCTCAAGAGATTGACTGGGACCATGACATGATATTTGTAGGAATTCCTCCATTGGAGCGTATTACAATTTTTGACAATCATAGAAATACAGGATATCAGGGAC